GTGAAGTGGCCCGTTACCCTGGCATGGGTCAGCCCAACCCTCTGATGGGTATGGCTGCTCCTAACGCTGCTCTGTATCAGGGCGGTCAGTACGGCCAAGCTCAATTCGTGGGTGGTGAGCCTATCATGCCTTCAGGATTCGTCTTCGAAGGTGTCCGCTTCTTCGAGTCCACCAACTTCCCCGACAAGACTGCTACCGTCGACATTGGCGATGGTAATGGTGCTTCTAGCCGCACCACTCCTGCTGGCCTGTTCTTCGGCCCTCAGGCTGTTGGCGTCGGTATCGGTGGCCCTAATGCTCAGGTCCTGATTAATAACAACGACGATTTCAGTCGATTTATTATTCTTATCTGGCAACTTTATGCTGGTTTCGCGAACCTGAATAAGGACTTCGTGACCACCGCCTTCACCGTTACTGAGTGATAAAGGAGGTACTTAACTAATGGCATCTTACAAAGCTGAAGCCGGTGCAATTCTTCAGCCCGGTAATCAAATCTCTCGCCTGTCCTCCTATAACACCGAAGGTGTTTATGGTTTGCCCGGCGTGGAAGCTTATGAGCTGATCGGCTACGTTAAAATCAATAACGCAGCTGCCGATAAAGCTGACTACAAGAGCTTCAACATCACCATCCCTTCTCCCGACCGCCGTCCTGATGACCGCGTTCGTGACGATCGGACTTCCATGGTTGTCCAAGCCTCTGCTGCTCGCCCTGGTTACATCTACGGCGCGTCTCTGGCTCTGGCTCAGGACATCCCTGCAGGCGGTCTTGCAACCTACCCTGCTTCCCCTGTCACTGCTGACCTGGAAGGTACCAACACCGAGGTTCTGCTCCTGGGTCCCGACAACAGCGGCAACCCCCTGGGTATTCCTAGCACTCAGCTGAACGGCCTCGCCGCAGCTAGCGCTAGCCTGACCATTGGTGCTTCTGGCATCGCTCAGGGTACCAGCGACACTACCGCTGCTGACCTGCCCTTCTGGACTGGCGTGACCTCCACCATCGCAGCTGGCGACGCCGCCAACTCGATGATGTACAAGGTGACTGCTGACACCACCATGAAGGTGTACAACCTCAACGCTGTTACTAACACCACCATCACTGGTGACGGTGTGAATATCAGTGCTGATGACATCACCGCTGGCAAGGCTGCTTACCTGGTCTGCCGCGTCAACTACCTGCGTCCTGCTGCAGCTGCTAGCTGGAACGACATTCAGGGCCTGGTTGACTTTGCTTCTCAAGTCGGCGGAAGCGACTCCTGATTCCTTAATCAGATATGTATATGGCGGGTCCTTGAGGCCCGCTTTTTTATTGCTTCAAAAGTTAATTTTGTTATGCTATAGCTGTGAACTAACGTCTTTATGCTGTACCAAAACAAAGTAACGGGTGGACTTGTTGAAGTCATCTCACAGCACGGTGAAGGCATCAAGATGTGTCTCGATGCCAATGAAGAAGTCCTGTACCTCAATGAAGAGGATTTAGTGCCTCATCTGGAGGCTACGACGCAACAGATTAAAGATGAGGAGCGTCTGAGCGAGTCTCTTGCGTCTGAAGGTGTGCGCCCTGCAAAACCAACAAAAAAAGAAACCTTTCCTGTTGATACACGGGTAAATTTAAACCTTGCATCAGCACGGCAAATTGCTGACTCTTTGCCTGGGGTAGGACTTAAGACAGCACGGGATATCAAGGACCTGCAGTTATCACTTCCTGGTGAACGCTTCTCTCGTCTTGAGCAGCTCAAGAGCATTAAGCGTGTTGACTGGGATGAGATTTTCAAAGAAAATCTGGTGCGCGTCGAGTAATTATTGGCGCGTGTTAGTCTGTTATTGGTGCATAAAATTCTGCACAATAGCAGTGGTCTGGTAAATGCAGCTAGATAGTTTTATACAATCAAAGGTACGTTGGCACCTCGGTTACAACTTGACCTCAATCCCTGCTGGTGACTTAGCGCGATTGCAAGAGGCATTAGATAATGTCCAGGACTCTTTTTGGGTCAGTAAGATTGTCGAGCAAGTCAACCGTTGTGACGAGGCTGAGAAGCGCACTGATATGACCGGGACCATGAATAATTCAACGGTCCCTCGCGGTCGCATCGAGTCAATCGCGGGTGACGTTGACCGGACAATTGCGACCACGGACTTCAAGGAAACGCTGAAAACGTGGACACAGATATACTTATACGAAACAGATAGATTAGCGTTGCATTTATATGTGCCAAATTATCGCAACCCTGATCAAGCTCGGTACCGATTTAACAGGGAAGGGGCTGAGTTTATTCAAGCCTTACCTGGGCCTGCTGATGTTGCTGTTGGCACCCGCATTCATTTCGAAACCAATTTCCGCTGAGTCAATGAGTCTTTCAATTAAAGAGACAGCTAGTGTCCTCAAAAAAGCAGGGTTCAAGGATGCTGAGATTCCAGTCATGGTTGCGATCGGAATGGGTGAATCTGGCTTGAATCCCGGAGCACACAATCCAAAGTACCCTGATGATTCCTACGGTTTGTTCCAGATCAATATGCTGGATGAACCAGGGTATGAATTGGGTAAAGAACGCCGCGCTCGTTATGGACTGAAGTCAAATGAACAGCTAAAAGATCCTCTTCTAAATGCAAAGGCGGCACTTGATATCCGCAATCGTCAAGGCCTCGGTGCGTGGTCTGTTTATTCAGAAGGTATCTATAAAAAGCATCTACCACAGGTGCAAAGAGAGCTGGCTGGCGGGATCCCTGAATCTCCTATTTCAATCGAAAAAGGTGTTCAATCAGATAAACCCAAGCAAGGTCCACCTGGTCCAGATACGAAGTCGAACTACGACCCAATGCTAGTTGCTGGGCTGCTTGAGAAACAAAATCAAGAACAAAATAAAATTAAGTTACTGCAGAGTTTTGTAAGCCGACTTAACAAAGCTGCGGAGAAGCCCAAGTCAGGATCAATCGATGTCATAGGTCTTCTTCAACAGGCTTATACGCCGCAGGATCTAATGGAATGATGAGATTCGCTTCAGTTCCTGGTTACAGCCAAGCATTCCCTGTGACTTACAGAAATATGTATAGGGATTATTCAATGGTTAGTGCAGGCCTGAGCGATCCCTTTCAGCCTGCTAAGAAAGAAAAGCACACCCCTTGTGACTTTGTTGTTTCTTATACAGGCGAAAACGACCCTCGATATCAGCTAAATAATCCGGCTTACATGCGTGAGGTTACAAGATCTCACTCGGACAACATACCTCAAGTTGTTTTAAATAAAAAACCAGTGCAAGCGACATGGTCAAACCAACAACAGAACTAGGCTATATGTACGGCATTCGCAGGAATGCAGTACCTGGTGAGCGCCCTGGCGAAAGTAATGCAGGAAGATTTTTCTACGGGCAAAGACCGCGTATGGCTGGAGACAGAGTCAAGTTAGACTTATTAGAACCAGAAGCAATTCCCAGACCGTACACTAAAGGTGATCGTCTTGCACAGAGATTTCAAGACTTTAGTGATACTCTGATTTAAGTACCATGGCTAAAAACAAAATGCCACCTGAGCTCTTAGCTCATTTTAAAAAGAAGAATGAGGGTAAAGAAGACGAAGGTAAGTCTGACAAAGAAAAACGCAAAGAGGCGCTTGACAAGGCTAAATCACGGATGAAAGAAAAGAAAAAGGGTTAATCCAATACCGCTATAATACAGTTAACGTAACCCGCTGAATAAACGTGTCGAGTAGTAGTTCTAATAAGCAGCCGATGATGCTCGATCGGCCGGCGACGACATCGACCTTATTGACTGTGGCTTCGGGCCAAGACTTTTTGACGAGCTTGGTGCCTACTGCAGTTGGTAACGCAACCAAGGTGTTTGACGTCGACTCTGCGGCTACTGACACGTCTATTTCCGGTGCATATATCGATGAAATTTTCTTGCAGTACACAAAGCGTGTAATTGAAAAAATCGATGCTAAAGCTGCTGTAACAGGTACTTATTCTGCAAATGGTACCGCTATTACGGTGACCATTACTGCTGGGCACAATGTTCAGGTAGGTCAAAAAGTTTTCTTAGATATCACTAGCCGCAGCTCCGGCACTGACCCCATTGACCAAGAAGCAACCGTAACAGCAGTCACTCCGACGACATTTACTGCGACCATTGGTTCAATCACTGGCACGATTACCGGTAATGTCAGCTGCTTCTTGCCAATCGATATTTGCTTCTACCTTGTGAACGTTGGTACTGTCAGCAACACCAACCAGTTCTTCCCTCTTTTTGTCGCCAGTATTCCTGCGACTTACGAGAACACCAATTACAGCCTGACTGTAAATGAAGTGCTCCCTTTAATCAACCACCCTGTCGTTCAGGCTGGTGCAAACTTTACAGGAGCTAATAGCAAAGTCTCTCCAAAACTTCGTGGCTTGATGTTGAGTCGGGGCCAGGCTCTTTATGCCGCTGCAAGCGGTTCATCCGCCCTTACAAACGGCTTTTATGTTGGTGTCCAGGGCGGTTACTATTGATTTCTAGTCATGCCATTCGAAATAAGCGGGTTTGGAAACTCCTCGAATGGTGGGTTTGATTCTAAATTTACGAAGAAGTTCGATAAATTAACTGATTTTGGTTCTAAAAAACCAAAACCGTTTGTGCCGCGAGCTTTTAACTTTGAACCTGCTGATTCAGAGAGTGACAGTGAGACAAAATTCTATAACCGAGACGCTCTTTGGAATCGTTGGCGCCGTGGATACGATCTTTACAGCATCACACAGACGTATCTAGGTTCTAATTCAAGAGAAAGAAACACCAGAGGTGATTTTAGGATGTACTGCTCATTTCAGCAGTTTCCTGGTGTTTTTATTCCAGCAAGAATTTTTACATTTCCTAGCAGCAGCACTGAAATCGATGAGCAAATTGTCGCGATCAGAGATACAGACAGCTTCAATTGTTACGAGTTTGGCTTGCCTATTGAACAGGTAAGGTATTTAGGACCGGTCGTAGAAGGTACATACAGTCAGTCGGGGACGACTTTAACAATCACAAAGTCTGACCACGGGTTTTTGATCAATGAAAATATTTCTTTAGTGGTAGAGACTGGGTCAGCAGTAAGTGAAACATTAACCATCAGCGCTGTCACACAAAATACTATTACGTGTACTGCGTCCACGAGTCTTTCTACAAGCGGAAATCTAGATTTCAGGTTATCGACGACTTTTAGTGACCTGCGCTGGATACAGATGCGTGTAAAAATACGCTTTATTCCCCCTACAGGAAACTTTTTGAAAGACGAGAGGATGACTGATAGGGTCATCGAGCGTGATCCAGGTTTAGATTCTACATATTCACAGTCGACGACCACAATTACTGTGACTTGTGCGCAGGACCACGGTTTGAGTACAGGAAACAAGGTGTTTCTAGAAGTGTCTACAGGCGCTGCTGTAACAAATCTGTATGATGTGACCGTTGTCAATGCAACACGATTTACAGTCACATCTCTGACAAGTGCCACGACTTCTGGCAACGCCAAAGTATTCAGGCGCTTACGGGGTTTTGAATACAATGACTATGTCGGATACACCTGTACAGGTATTGACGCACAGAATGAAGAAATTCTGTTCCAACGTGCTGATAGTTACGCCACAAAAATAGTCAATGATCGCCCAACTACGATCACTCCTGCTCATAGAGGATTTACAGTCGGGCGTTTTCTATCTACTGAGATTCGTTATCAGTGCAGTTGCTCCGACTTCATGCGTCGCGAGAGATTTAACCTCTACAAAGAGGCAACTAGGCGGCAATTTCCGTCAACAACTATCAACAATGTGAAGCCCGGTCAGCGCCAAGATCGTGATGGCAATGTAATTAATACAAGAGATGATGTAGGTGTCTACAGTGATTTCGGTTATGTAGCTGTCAATAACTTTTATAATCTACCCACCTATGAGGACAGCACTCAGTTCTCTTACCCAAACCTTCTTTACTATCAAGCACGCTGGTGTAAGCACATATACGCTGCGATGTGGTCAGTAGTGCATGATGAGGGTAATAACCCGATTGATATCACAGCAAGCTACACTCAAAACGGTCCATTGATCACTGTATCCGCTACAAATCACGGTTTGACTGTCAATACACGTGTTCGGTTTGAGATAACTAGCGGCAACGTTCTCGACGGTGAATATACAGTGTCATCTGTACCTGATGCAAACACCTTTACTGTGATCTATCCTTTCTCACAAACTGCAATTCTTGGTTATTGCGTTGTCAGAAGCTTAAAAAAACACGAGTATGTAGGTGCTTGGTTGCGTGAGCCTAGTGATCAGCCGCTGGGAATTGCTTTAGAACGTTTTTATGACAATTTAGAGAAAGAAAATAGCCGTATAAGAGAATCAGCGGAGCGTTTATCGACTTATGGGTATGGATTACCGTGGAGCGGCGCCAAAGAGGTGATCGGCAACCGAAATCAGCCTGAAATTGTCGGTAATTTTAATGACAACATCGTCAGTATGCTCGTTACAGACAGCATTAGGCGAGATCAAGGAGACAAGGTAGCTAGAGACGGTATTACAAAGAACTCAACGACTAATTTGCTTTTGATGATGCAAAAAGTCTTCAATATTGACGTTGATCTTGTGCAAGACACTAAAATGGGCATGCTAGATCAGCCTTTGACGGAATACACGGCTGATTTCCAATTTGGCGAAGTCGATGGAGGCCGTTTCGTCAGTGGTGAGCTTGTGGACGAAGGCACTCAGAGTACACTGGACTGTAAAACATATAATCCAGTGGTAGAGCAAATCATTTTTGTTGATTCTGGTCTCTATATCAATAATTAGCTATGTCAATTCAGATTCTTAGCCGCCGGTCAACAGTTTTACACGATCGGCCAAACCCGTTGCGTATTGGTGCTGGTGAGCTCTGTGTCAATACGAATCCAAACGATCCTGGATTGTATTTTGCAGACAGCACCGCTTCACCTTCAACAGGATTGATTAAAGCTGGTCCTACTTTTGTCGGTTCTACTGCACCAAACACACCAGCTGCAGGTTTTTCTACCTCTAGCAAAGGAGAGTCTTGGCTTGACACTGCGAGCACTCAAATCCTCAAGATACATGATGGTTCAAACTTCCAAACTGTTAAAGCAGTGGTCTCAAACAGTGCAGGCAAACCTAGCAACCCTGTAGACGGACAACTTCACTATGACAAAACAGCAAACGATCTTTTCATGTACGACGCAACTGCCAGTAACTGGATTGCTGTTTAATTGCTTATAAGGTGATCTAAAATCCTGTCAAGTTTTGAATGGACTGATTCCATTTCTCTTAGAAAATCTTCTTTTAATACGTAGTTATCCGTCACTCGATCCTGCAGGTCGTCAAAATCATCTTCAAGACGCTCGAAACGACGTTCCAATTTATTGTTGAAAGAGGACAATGCCCGTGACAATCCAGTAAACGCGCCAATTCCACCTGTTATCACAGCAGTAATCACTTCAGGTGTCACCTTGGCCACGAATCTATATTCTTATTCTAAGGGATTTAACAAATTAGAATGATCGTAAGACTATAGAATTATATGGCAACGGGATACGAGCCTAATGTAGAAGGTGCTTTAGCGGTGCTCGTTGATCTAATGAATGCGAATGCATTCACAATGACACGTCAGCCATATGAGCCTAACTACAGGGGCCTGGTTGATGCACTAATTGACCTAAAAGAAGGATTTCCTGTCTTTTCACCGACACGAGTTGGCTTTGACGTAACAACCTTCGAAGATGTGGCTGACGGAGACGCGCTTTATTTCAGGGCTAGCGATGGTAAGGCTGGTAAAGCATTGGCTAATGGAACCCTAGATGAAGCGACCGTAATTGGGTTTGCAGATACCGCCGCATCCACAGGAAGTACCGTAAAGTGTCTGGTTGCGGGCGTACTTGATTATCCATCAACGATTGACCCTGGCGACGTTTATTTTCTAGACACAACGGCAGGGGCAATCAATACAACAGCGCCTTCGTCAGCAGGTCAGTATGTCGTAAGAGTCGGAGAAGGAGCCACCACAAGCGACTTTAGTATTCAAATCGAACCACCAATTTTGCTGTCATAATGAGCACAAACTACGAGCCTTATTCCCAAAATCCAGAGGGTTTGGTAGGTGTCTTAATTGATTTAAAAGATACATTATCCGGCAGGACCGTTTACTCTGTTGCTGGCTTTGGGGCCGAGGCGTTTGAAGATGTAGCACAGGGGGATGCTGTCTATGCTCGTGCTAGTGACGGCAAGGTAGGTAAGGCAAGTAACAATGGAACTCTTGACGAGGCTACAGTCGTAGGTCTTGTGCAAACAGCAAAATCAGCAGGGCAGACAGTGCGTGTTCTGATTGTTGGTATTATTGCAAAAAGTGGTCTTGATGCGGGAAATACGCATTATTTAGGCGTCAATGGTGGCATTGTTTCTACACCGCCTTCAGGTGCAGGAAAGTATTTGGTTAGGCTCGGTGAAGGAATTAGTACAACTAACCTCGCCATTCATCTTGAACCCCCTATCCTGTTAACTTAATACGTGCGATAGGATGGGTAAATAGACAGTTTAATTACCACAAGTTTTTAAACTGAAAGGGAATCACAAATGGCAACAAGAAAGTCACTTATTCTCAATGCCGGTCTCTTCCAGGAGTTAAATACTTCTTCGGACAAACTAGACCTGGCTGGTAATAGTACGTCTGATTTGTCAGAGGGAACAAATCAGTACTTCACCAATGCGCGATCTCGCGGCGCTGTGAGTGTTACAGACTCTGGTGGTTTAGGATCACTCTCCTACAACTCGACTTCTGGTGTAATCACTTATACCGGACCCACAAGTTCAGATGTTATCGGCACGCTATCTGTAGCTTCTGGATCAGGTCTGACACTTGATAGCGGCACTGGTGAGATAGGAACCAGTGCGATCCCAAACTCACAACTGGCTAACTCCAGCCTTACGATTGGTTCTACCGCTGTTTCTTTAGGGGCTACAGCCTCAACGCTTGCAGGATTGACGAGCCTCACGTCGACAACCGTAGTTGCAAGCACCACTCTGAACGTCGGTGCCGATGGTGCTGCGAACAGCATAAAGCTTGCTTCAGGAGGCATCACGTTCGAAGGATCTGGGGTTGATGCGCACGAAACTACAATTTCGGCCACAAACCCTACAGCTGACCGCACGATCAGTCTCCCAGATGCCAGCGGCACAGTCGCTTTATTGGGTTCTTTAAGTGCAGCGAACAGTGGTACAGGGTTTGGATCTCTAGCCTATAACAGCGGTACCGGAGCATACACATTTTCTGTTGTTACAGCTGCGAATATTAGAGGCCAAGTATCAGTAACAGACTCCGGCGGAGACGGTTCATTATCTTATAACAGCTCGACAGGCGTCATTACGTACACTGGACCCAGTGCAGCAGAGGCCCGCGCTCACCTGAGTGTTGCATCGGGTTCAGGATTAACTTACAACAACAGCACTGGTGAGTTTGGCACCAACGCAATACCAAATGCACAGTTAGCAAATAGTTCGATTACTATCGGCACAACAGGGATCGCGCTTGGTTCTAGCGCTACAACTCTTGCTGGTCTGACTTCTTTCACCTGCAATACAATCATCACTAATGATGACGGGTTTAGGGTCCGCGATAATAGTGACAACACTAAGCAGCTTGCCTTTGAAGTGTCAGGTGTGAGCTCAGGCACCACACGGACGCTTACTGTTCCTGATGTAAACGGAACAATTGCAGACGAAGGTTTTGCTACAGCAATCGCAGTTGCATTAGGATAACGTTATGGCAACCCAAGTACAATTCCGCAGAGGAACTTCTGCTCAGCACCAAACCTTTAAAGGCGCCCTCGGTGAGGTTACAGTTGACACCACGAAGAGTTCATGCGTTGTTCATGATGCAGTGACCACAGGAGGGTTCCCTCTTTTACGTGAAGATGGGACAAATTCTGCTTTGTCTCTTGGATCACTTACAAGCTGTGCACTGAAGTTTGCTTCTGATCCAAACACAGGAATCATTAGCCCCGGTCCGGATCAGCTTAGTTTAGTGACTGGAGGAGTTGCTAGACTTACAATAGACTCAGCAGGCGCTGTAACCATTCCAGGCAACGTGACAATCTCTGGTAATTTGAACGTTTCTGGAGCTCAGAACTCTAACATCGCATTAATTGTTGCTTTAGGCTGATATGGCAAACACTTTTAAAATCAACACCAAGTCCAGCCTGGTTACAGATGCTGTATCGAGTGCTAACACTAATGTCTTATCAGCAGGGGGTAGTGCCACTCTTGTCATCTTGAGTGTGCTGGTATCAAACAAAGGTTCATCTGCGGCTGATGTCGATGTCTATTTAGTGACAAATACAGGAGACGATGTTTATATTATTCGCAACGCCCCGGTTCCCTCAGGATCGTCTCTTGAGTTAATCTCAGGATCTAAGATCATTATGGAGTCTAGTGATGTTTTACGCGCACGCTCAGATACAGCGACAACATTAGATATTTCAGTTAGCTACCTTGAGCAAACTTGATAAAGTATGGCACTTACGTCAATTGCAACGATCTCTAATTACCATGAATTAGAGGCTAAGATAGCTGTTCTTGAGGCAAAAGTAGAGAAGCTATTGACTCCTGAAAAGGTTCTGGAAAAAGCTGATGAAACTTGGGATATTGTCCGTGAGAAGCGTGATTACTTACTAACCAGCACTGACTGGACTATGACACCAGGTGCTTCTGTCGATCAAGCCCAATGGGCGGCATATAGACAGGCTTTGAGAGACCTTCCGCAGACATATAGCTCCGCTAGATTAGAAGATATTACATGGCCCGTCCAGCCTAGTTCTACACCTGCTTGATAAAAAATGTCTTATATCGGTAATGATCTTCAAGTAGCTGCTAGCCGCTATCGAATTATTGATGATATTAGCTCTGGTTTTAACGGAAGTGAGACTAGCTTCGCACTTCAAGTTGGTGGGGTAGCGCCTTCACCTTTTCCTGTAAATGCACAGCAGTGTTTAATTTCGGTCAACGGTGTTATTCAGGAGCCTGACCCATCTGGTTCTGCAGGTTTTAACTTAGTCGGAACAAATATTGTTTTCAGCTCTGCTCCAACCAATGGCCACGCCTTCTTCGGTGTTGTTTTGGCTGGTGCCGATTATGTGACAGCTGGAAGCAAATTTCCAGACGGAAGCAATACCGCACCATCAGTCACTTTCACCAGCGATAGTGATACAGGACTGTACCGCGCTTCATCAGGTGAAGTAGGACTAGCTAAAAACGGTGTTGCACGCTCCTTCCAAACTCTAGAAGAAGCACAGACAATCACAGGAGTAAAGACATACAACGCTGCTGCAATTGCAGAAGTTACAACTTTGAGTAACGCCTCTAGCACTGTGGCTGTTGATCTTTCTCTTTCAAATAATTTTACGCTTACTTTGAACGGCACTGTCAGCACTATCGGTGCACCAACAAATGCAGTGGCTGGACAAAGCGGTTCTATTTTTCTAGTGCAGGACTCGACCGGTTCTCGTACTACTGGTTGGCATAATAATTGGAAATTTGCAGGAGGAACTGTCCCAACCTTGACTACAACTGCTAGTGCCGTGGATCGGGTAGATTACATCTGTAAAAGCAGTACTGAAATTCATGCCGTTGCTACACTGAACTATACGCGGTAAGTAGATGGCACATTTCCATAGTAATGCTCTTATTGGCGCTTCAGGTGGACAAGGAGGAGCGTACAAGATTGAACGCAGCTTGCGATTTAACAGCGGTGATAGCGCATATCTCAATCGCACCCCAAGTTCTGCAGGTAACCGCAAGACGTGGACTTGGAGTGGATGGGTAAAGCGATGTGCGGATCCTTCTAATCACACTGCTTTATTTACTGCAGGAACAACTGTTAGTGATACAGGATTTTTCAGAATCACTTTTCACGCTAATGGGCACATTAACGTTGCGACTGGCGCAACAAATATTCTCTATGACGGTGGCAAGCTGCGTGATTTTAGTGCCTGGTATCACATATTAGTGTCAGTCGATACGACGGCTAGTTCCAATCAAGTCAAGTGCTATGTAAATGGTGCGTTGTATCAGCAAGCTACTGCTATTTCTAACGTAGATACTGCTATCAATAGCACGTTACAACATCAAATTGGTAGAGATACAGGTGAAACGACTCACGCTGATATTTATTTAGCCGAAGTTCACTTCATCGACGGTCAAGCACTTGCTGCGTCTGACTTCGGTGAATACGACGACAACAATGTCTGGCAGCCGAAGGAATTTGCTGGCAGTTATACAACGTCTGGCGTTAGTTTTGATTTTGCAGAACAAGAATTATATGCAGGTGGCACTAGGGAAGCCTTGTTTGACGGTAGCACCAGCACTGGCTGTAATTTCCGAAGAACTACAGGGTCGGGCGGTGATCCCAGCAATACAAAGCGCATTAAAGTAACCTTTCCAACAGCTAAAACTGGTGTTACAAAGCTTCGTATTTATGGCGGTGGCAATACCAGTTCAACAAACAAAGTCTGGTATAACGATGATGTATCAACAATGATCGATAACGACGATCCTGTTGGCTGGAAAACGGTTTACACTGGATCTGCGATAACAATCAATTCAATCTCATTTGGAACAAGTGTCGGCGGTTCTAACCTGCGTGCCATTGAGATTAACGATACAATTTTGACCGATGATATTGAGCACGGACTCAATTCTTTTTACTTAAAATTTGACGACAATAGTAGTGCTGCTGCGCTGGGAACGGATAGCAGTGGTCAGAGCAATACTTGGACTGTCAACAACCTTTCTGTTGCATCTGGTGCAGGAAACGACAGCCTGATCGACACGCCGTCTAATTACGATGCAAGTTCTGGAAATAATGGTGGTAACTACTGCACCTTAAATCCACTTAAAAACCAGTCTCAAACCCTGAAGAATGGCAACCTAGAAAGCAACGGCACTTCTGGTCGATCTACTGGAACGTTGTATGCCAGTAGCGGGAAATTCTACTGGGAATTTACTGCCGGCAGCAGTTATACGATGGCGGGTATTGAAAGTAGAACAAGCCCCTACTCTGCAAGTTATCCCGGTGAAAACGATCAGCAATATGCGGTTTATGGAAACAACGGCAGCGGACAGCTTTATCACAACAATAGCGCCACCTCATTTGATGGTTTTGTGTCAGGCGACGTGATTGGCGTCGCTTTGGATATGGATGCCGGCAACCTTTATTTCTACAAAAACGGGTCTGCCATGAACAGCGGTAATGCCGCTGCAACAGGGCTTACAGGTGCGTGGACAGCAAACTGCAGGTCAGGCAGTGGCGCTTTCAACGGGGACACTGTTTTTAACTTCGGCCAACGCCCGTTTGCGCACACCCCGCCGACCGGTTATGTATCTCTCTGCACGCAAAATTTAAGCGACCCAACGATTACCGATACTACGACGGTATTTGACACCAAACTGTATACAGGCACGGGTAGTAACTTTACCGTCACTTACGATTTTTCTCCTGATTTTGCCTGGATTAAGGGTAGAAGCTACACCTCTAACGGTCAACTTAGCGATACTATCCGAAGTTCGGCTGGAAATAAAAGATTTGAGCTTCCTACTGGAAACGCCGAAGATGCAGGCGGCCCAACGTTCGTCAGCACTGGACTAAGCCTTGGCACTAATGCAGCTATCAATACGAACAACCAAACATACGTCAGTTGGGCATGGGACGCTGGATCGTCAACGGTAAGTAACACTGATGGCAGCATTACTTCTAGTATCCGCGTCAATGCGTCTGCTGGATTTTCTATTGTCACTTGGTCAGGTAATAGTCAAAATGCGACGGTGGGGCACGGTCTGGGAGCTGTCCCGCAAATGATCATCCATAAAAGAAGAAACGGAGCTGCTTCTTTTATCACATATCACATAGGTACAGGTGCTACCAATGCACTGCAGTTTAATGCGGGCGATGCCCTTATTAATAACAGCTATTTTGACAATAAAAGCCCTACGTCAACCATCTTTAATGTTTCGGATTTTGATGAAACCAATAGGACTGGTAATAACTATGTTGCTTACTGCTGGACACCTATCGAGGGCTATAGCTCTTTTGGTTCATACACCGGCAATGGAAGTACTGATGGTCCCTTTGTTGCGACCGGCATGCGTCCCAAATTTTTAATAATTAAGTGCTCTACCTTGTCAGGCGAGGATTGGTTGGTTCTAGACACAGCGAGAGATCCCTTTAACGTGGCAGATGGTGCTATATACGCAAGTCAAACTCATGCCGAAAATTCAACTTCTCTTGTTGCGACAGATATATTGTCTAACGGATTTAAAGTCAGAACGACAAATGGCGTCTCTAACTCAAACGGGCAAACTTATGTTTATATGGCTTTTGCTGAGCATCCCTTCAAAACCGCCCGTGCGCGGTAAATTTCTTTGATTTAGATTAATTAAAAAGCCACAAAATAATGTACGTACTCGATGACCGACGATTGAACTATGACGTCCCATTCACCGTAGGGGACGTCACATACCCTGCTAATTGGCTTAGGCTTTCTACTAGAGAACAAAGAGAGGCTTTGGGAATTGTTGAAAGACCTGATATTGTCGAGCGTGCCTATGATCAGCGTTTTTATTGGGGTGCAGATATCCCCAAGAATTTAGAGGATGCTGCAGTATTGGATAGTGAAGGTAATGAGACAGGCGAAATACAGACAGGTCTAAAGACTTTATGGGTCCAAAAACAAAAAGATACTGCTGCCACGTTACTGCTTTTGACAGACTGGTATGTCACGCGTAAAGCTGAAACTGGTCAAGTGGTACCAGATGAGATTACAGCTACGCGATCCGCAATTCGCGCTGTCTGTGAACAACGTGAGACTCAAATCACGGACTGCACAACGACGGATGAACTTGCTGCGTTGATCAAAAATAACGGACTCACTGCGTGGCCCAACTCTTCTGTCTAATCTTCTACATTAGAATATAAACATTAGTCAGGCATTATGTACATCTTAAACGGCTCTCCACTACCCCTTGACACTCCTTTCGAGGCAAAGGGAATCAGCTATCCATCTAATTGGCTCCGACAGTCAACTAGGCAGCAGCGGGCTGCTCTTGAGATTACATGGGAAGCTGATCCTATTGCGACGCACGATCAAAGGTTTCGTTGGAGCCAGGACAATGTCAAACAATTTGATGATGTTGCGATTGAGGACGAAGAGGGCAACCCTACAGGAGAAGTCACTAAGGGACTGAAAAGCCATTGGCTTGAGAAGCAGAAAGAAACTTGCAATCTGTTATTAGCGCCTACTGATTGGCATGTCATCCGGAAAGCGGAGCGTGACGTTGCAATTCCAGACGCCGTGTCTAGTTATCGGAATAGCGTTCTTACTGCCTGTACAGCAAGAGAAGCTGAGATTAATGCCTGTACTACAACTGAGGAGCTTGAAACCTTAATCACCGAGACGGGCCTTACAGATTGGCCATAAGAGTAATTCATTTAGAATGATTCTATCTAGGCGGTAATAAACAGTGCCATACATTGGTCGGCAAATTGCTCGTGGTCAGAACCGTAAAATCGATGATGTATCGAGTAGTTTTAACGGTGGCACGGCCACTTTTAATCTGCGAGTAGATGGTGAGGCGGTTTACCCAGCCACCACCCAGCAGCTATTTGTGTCCATTGGCGGTGTGATGCAGAACCCAGGTACGGACTTTACCGTGGCTGGCGATCAGGTGACCTTCACTACTGCGCCTGCTGGCGGATTAAGTTTTTTCGCCTTGATGCAGGGCGACGCTGTAGATACAAATACACCTGGAGACGGGACAGTCACGACTTCAAAAATCGGAGACGACCAGGTCACCGGAGCTAAATTAGCCGACAATATTACGATCTCTTCAACCAGTACAATCACTGGTAGTACTGTTTCAGATACATCAGGCAACCTCCGCGACATTCCGCAAAACGCCAAGACAAGCGCTTATGTATTGGTGATTGGGGATGCAGGTAAGCACGTCAGCATCACAACTGGTGGCGTCACTGTTAATTCAGGAATCTTCTCGGCAGGGGATGCTGTAAGTATTTACAATAATAGTGCGAGCGCACAGACAATCACGCAGGGTAGCTCAGTCACCATTCGTCTTGCTGGAGTTGGTACTGCGGGTGATAAAACACTTGCGTCTTATGGGTTAGCGACCTTATTATGCATCGCAAGTAATGAATTCGTTATCGCTGGTACTGGAGTTAGCTAATGGGAATGCACCAAATGCTGGGACCAAGTTTTGGTGCTAGTGAAGATTATGTAATTAATCGCAGCTTGCGGTTTAATGACGGGGATAGTCCATATTTGAGCAAAACCTTCGGTTCGGGCACACGCAAAAAATGGACTTGGAGCGCTTGGCTAAAGCGCACACTTACAAACAGGTTTGAAATCGTATTTGGTGCTTCAGGTGCGCCTAACGTTTGGATTGCTTTTGGCGGAACGACAGCTGGCAGTGCCGGTGATCGTCTTGCTGTAAGGCTTACTGATGGTTCGACTAATAACTATATTTATACTGATGCTTTACTAAGAGACCCTTCGGCCTGGTATCACATTGTTATAAACATTGACACTGATAACGGAACTGAAGCAAACAGGATTAAGTTTTATATAAACGGCGTGTTGCAGACCAGGAATGGAACAGTTACTTCAGGGCTCAATCCAACTTTAAATTCAAACATTGCACATAGTATTGGAAGAAATGCAAACTCTGGCGATCATTTTGACGGCTACTTGACTGAAATTCATTTTGTTGACGGTCAAGCACTTGCTGCGACTGATTTCGCTGAATACGATGACGATAATAATTGGATACCTAAAAGATACTCTGGAACGTATGGCACAAACGGGTTTTTTCTAAAGTTTGAGGACAATAGCAGCGACGCTGCACTTGGAACGGATAGTAGCGGTAATAGCAATACTTTTTCCGTAACGAACCTGACGGCATCAGGGACAAAATGGAGTACTTATCTTTATCCACAGTCTCCAGCTGGTTTTGATAGCTCATATCCTGCTTCAGAGGCTTTCGACGGAAGCATTGCTACCAACAACGAGGCCAAATTAGCTGCTGGTTCATATGAAGATAGGTACATTGATTTTATTCCTGTTGGCGGCATTGTTTTCGAAAGCACAGTTGAAATGTATGTAGGTGTAAGCAACTTTGAGTACAGCTACAACGGCGGAAGCAATGTTGCCGTCAGCTCTGGATCTTGGCACACAGTTGCTAGCGGTGGGGGAACACTGACGTCTATTCGCATTCAACGAACACAGACTGTTACCCACACTTGGCGAGCTTTGCGGGTCGACGGAACTATTCTTGTAGACGGCACACCACGAAATGAAGACTGCCTTATCGATTCGCCTACTAATTATGAAGTAGATTCTGGCAACCCTGGCGGAAATTACTGCACGATGAATCCATTAACCAGTAATGGTGCAATTACATT